AATATACAAAAATTATCACACGTTGAACATATTTTAAAAAGACCAGATTCTTACGTAGGTCCAGTTTCCAAAGTAAAAGAAAAATATTGGATACTCGACGATGAAAACGAAAATATTTTTAAAAAAGAAAACGTATCGTATTCTCCAGCATTATTAAAAATATTCGACGAAATACTCGTAAATGCAATAGATAGAAATTCACTTTATCCCAAAAAAGTCACGACAATAACCGTTAATATAGATACAAATAAGGGTGCAGTAAGTATAGAAAATAATGGTCCTTTGGGTGGTATATGTATAAAAATGCATAAAAAAGAAAATATCTGGAATCCAGAATTAACTTTTGGACATTTATTAACGAGTACAAATTATGATGATAACCAAAAAAGAGTCGTAGGTGGTAGAAATGGATACGGTGCAAAACTAACAAATATATACTCTTCAAAATTTAAAGTAGAAATAAAAGATCACGAAAACAAATTAAAATACGAACAGTTATGGACAGAAAATATGAAAAATTGTGAAGAACCTAAAATAAAAAATTTTTCGGGTGCATCTTCTAGTGTATGTATATCTTTTATACCCGATTGGAAACAGTTTAGTATGAAAAAAATGGAAAATGATATTTTTAAAATATTTGAAAAACGCGTGTACGACGCAAACGCTTGTACAAGCTTAAATTGTAAAGTTAAATTTCAAAACGAACCTCTTCCAAAATGTCCATTCAATAATTATACTAAAATGCATTCAAATACGGATGAAATTGTATATTTCAATTCAGAAAGATGGTCTGTGTGTGTAACGCCTACGGATGATGGTTTCGAACAAGTATCTTATGTAAATGGTATATGTACAAGTAAAGGAGGTACACACGTCGACCACGTAACCAATATAATATCAAATGGTATAATGAATGAATTATCAAAACAAATAAAACTTAGACCTCACCAAATAAAAAATGCATATAACATATTTATAAAATCAACTTTAGAAAATCCGTCTTTTAGTAGTCAAGTTAAATCCGAGTGTACATTAAAACAACAAAATTTTGGAAGTAAATTTGACCCACCTCCATCCTTTATAAAAAATATTTTAAAAACATCCATAAAAAACGATTTACTCGCTCTTTCAAAATTCAAGGATATGAAAGATTTGAAAAAAACAGATGGCGCTAGAAAAAATAAAATAACAGGTATACCAAAATTAGAAGATGCTAATAAGGCAGGAACATCACAATCTTCTAAATGCACGCTCATAATTACCGAGGGTGATTCAGCAAAAACACTCGCCGTTTCTGGTTTATCTGTAGTAGGTCGAGATCATTATGGTGTATTTCCTCTCAGAGGTAAATGTAAAAATGTGAGAGACGCAAGCGTAAAACAGCTCACGGAAAATAAAGAATTTAGTGACTTGAAAAAAATTTTAGGTCTACAACAAGGAAAAATATACCATTCTCTTTCTGAATTGAGATATGGAAAATTAATGATAATGACAGATGCTGATAACGATGGAAGTCATATAAAAGGTCTCATATTAAACATGATACATTACTTTTGGCCAAGTTTACTCAAATTAAATTTCGTTGTGAGTATGATTACTCCAATAATAAAAGCAACAAAAGGAAACACAATAAAATCATTCTATACAGATTCATCTTATAGAAACTGGTATGGTGAAGGAAAACCTGGTTGGAAAATTAAATATTATAAAGGTTTAGGAACATCGACATCTGTAGAAGCAAAAGAATATTTTAGAAAAATATCAGAACTAACAGTTCAATTTAAAACGGATCCACTCATGGATGAATCTATTGAATTAGCGTTCGACAAGAAAAAAACAGATGAAAGAAAAAATTGGCTATTGGAAAATACAGAAAAAAATACGAACGATCTCGAAATAAAATATGGAAATATAGAAAATTTACATATTTCTGAATTTATTCATAAGGATCTCGTTAATTTTAGTCTATCGGATTTAAAAAGGTCTATAGCACATATATCAGATGGTTTAAAACCGTCACAAAGAAAGGTATTACACGCGTGTTTTGTAAAAAATTTAACAAACGAAATGAAAGTTGCACAGTTAGCAGCTTACGTATCCGAAAAAACATCTTATCACCATGGTGAAGTATCTTTAGCAGATACAATTGTAAAATTAGCACACGATTTTATAGGTTCAAATAATATAAATTTATTAGAACCATGTGGTCAGTTCGGTACGCGTCTTATGGGGGGAAAAGATGCAAGTCAAACTCGTTATATATTTACAAAATTAACAAAAGATGCTCGTTATTTATTTGATTCTAGAGACGACCCTGTTTTAAATTACTTAAATGACGACGGAAAACAAATAGAACCCGAATTTTTTGTACCTATATTACCAACTATTCTCATAAATGGATCAGAAGGTATTGGTACAGGGTTTAGTTCGTATATACCATCATTTAATCCACGCGACATAAAAAATAACATAGAAAGAATACTTTCAGGTCAAAGTCTACAAAAAATGAAACCTTGGTTTAACAAATTTAAGGGTCGTATTTTTGAAGATGAAAATGATTCGTGGATAGCAGAAGGTATATGGTCAAAAGTAGGAAACGATATACACGTCACGGAATTACCACCGGGTAAATGGACACAAGATTATAAAGAATATTTAGACACACTCATCGAAAAAAAGACCATAAATAATTATACAAATAACAGTACAACAGAAGATGTTAACTTTTTAATATCCGGATACAACGGAGAAAATTTACTAAAAGATTTTAAACTCCAAAAAACATTTCGAACGAGCAACATGCATTTATTTCACCCAGAAAAGGGTATATTTAAATATACAAACCCAGAACATATATTAGCAGATTTTGTAGAAATACGAATGAAAACGTACAAAAAAAGAAAAATTCACTTATTGGATGTTTTAAAAAACAAATCAATAAGGTTACAAAATATTTGCAAATTTATAAATATGGTCATTAACAACAGACTTGTAGTATTTAAGAGGAAAAAACAAGATCTCGAAAACGAAATTTCTAATTTATTTGATAAAATTGACAATTCGTACGATTATTTATTAAATATCAAAACTTATCAATACACACAAGAATCTGTCTTATCTTTATCACAGGAAAACGAAAAAACAATACAAGAAATTGAAATTCTTAAAAATACACACCATCTGGATATGTGGAAAAAGGATTTAAAAATATATAAATAATAAGTAGTATGTTGTGCGACGCAAACGGTCCAAATACCGGAGCAATTATTTCACTTAATGCATTAGGTAAACAAGATCGTTATTTACTTACAGACGAACCAGAACATTCGCTCTTTAAGTATAAAATAAACAAACATTCAAACTTCTCAAAATACCACAGAAATACCACAGTACATAAACCAGCAATTACAAATAACACGTCTTGGCCATTCGGCGAAACTATAAAAATAACCATGAATCCCCGAAATATGGGAGACCTATTGAGCAACATGTATATAATGTTAGATCTCCCAGGCGTTTCTTCGGGTTCATACAATTACGCAGATCAAATTGGTCGACATTTATTTAAATCTATAACCATGCGCGTAGACGAATTAGTGATAGAAAAATACCACGACGATTGGGGTATAATATACGATAACCTCTACTTAGACGAATCTGAAAAAAGAACAAAAAGATATACTTTAAACAGGAATTTAGCAGAAAATACATCTGTACCAGAAATAGGAGGTAACGGAAACAAAGCAATTGCACAATACAAATCAAAAGTATTTGTACCTATACCACTGTTATTTTCTAGAAAATACGAAAGCGATGAATATTACACAAATAAACCAAATAGACCATATTTTCCAACGTGTGCTATGCATAAACAAAAACTAGAATTTGAAATTGAATTTAACCCCCAAACATTCTTTACAGATGATCCCAATCCAATACCGATTAATTCGTTTGATATAATAACAGAAGAAATAACAGTAAGTAAAAACGAAAGAATTTATCTAATGAATGAACCACAAATACTCATAACAGATATCGTAAAAAAACACCCAACAGAAGATAGCGAAATAGGAAAAGATTTAATGAAAATACAATTAGTACCTGAAATACCAGTAAAAACTATATACTGGTTTTTAAGAGATAAAAGATACGAAGATAAAGAAAATGCAAGAGGTGGTGACGGTGATCCAAATAATAACGACGATAATAGAACGTATCTTTTTCATAACAGATATAATTTTTCAAAAACAAATTTATGGACCGTTCAAAACGCATTTTTTAATCCGATAATGAAAGAAGCTAAACTATTTGTTAATGGCGAAGATTTACCCAATATACCTACAATTAAACACGAATATTATAAATATGTCGTCCCATTTACACACAGGTTATCTCGTCCGGAAAGAAATATATACAGTTACAGTTTCTCGATGAATCCTATAAACGTGGAGCCATCGGGAAGCCTTGATTTTGGACAGTTACAATCAAATAAAACATTAATGGAAATAAAATTAATGCCCAATCTAACGGAC